CAATAAATTATAATCCTGAAGCATATTCAGAAATAGTTGATATAACTCTAAATAAAATATGTTGTAATGATAAACAACTTCGGCTGTTAATTGAAGAAATGATAGGATATACATTATTCAGGCGTAATGAATTGAGAAAATGTTTTATTCTTACTGGTAATGGACAAAACGGTAAATCGACTTTACTTAAAGTAATAAAAGCAATGTTAGGCAATGATAATTTATCATCAGTAAGTTTAAAAGAACTTGGAGATCGATTCAAGACTTATCAGCTTGAAGGAAAGTTAGCTAATATCGGTGATGATATTTCTAACAAATATATTGATGATAATGAAACTTTTAAAAAATTGGTTACAGGTGAGACCGTCAATGTTGAGCGTAAAGGTAAGGACCCTTTTGATTTTGAAAATTACAGTAAATTAATTTTTAGTGCGAATGATCTTCCACGTATTAATGATTTATCAGACGGCTTAAAAAGCAGACTTATATTTATACCTTTTAATGCAAAATTTACTAAAGATGATCCCGATTTTGATCCATTCATAAAGGATAAGTTACTTACCAATGAATCACTTGAATATCTGCTTAAAATAAGTATTACAGCACTTGAAAGGATATTAAAAAACAATAGTTTTACAGCTTCTAAAGCATCACAGGAAACATGGAAACAATATGAAGAAGTTAATAATCCAGTTATTGCGTTTCTTGAAGATAATAAAATTAATAATGAGCCTACAAAAGATATTTATTTACGATATTCATTATACTGTAATGAAAGTGGTCTTAGATCTTTAAGTAGAATAGCATTTTCAAGAGAAGTTTGTAAACATGGTTATGAAACTAAAGCTAAAAAAGTAAACGGTGATAAAATTCAAATATTTATGAAAGTACAAGATAATTCAAAATGATACAAGATATTTTTAATCATCTTGTACCGTTATTAATACAGTAATGGCAATGGTTTAATAAGCATAGTACAAGATGTACAAGATATATATTTTCTTATAATTTTAAATAAAATGAAATATAAACTTTATTATATATAAATAAAGAAATATATATATATCTTGTACCGATTTTATCAAAAAAATGTTATAAAACATAGATGTATCAATACTTAGAATAGGTACAACATGTATTTAAAAGAGGTGATTGATATTAACACTTATAAAAAAACAGAATATTATTTATACAACTATAAAAATATGCAAGCTGAAATTAAGAATATTTTATTAGAGATAGAGGATATAGAAAATAATTATAGAGGAATAGAAGCTATAACTTATGAAGAAAAATCTGCACCAACAAACAAATTTAATTCTTCTGTAGAGCAAGAAATAGAGCAGAAAGAAAAATATATAGAAAAATTAAATAGATTAATAACTAAAAAGGAAAATATGATAAAACGTGTAGATAATGCATTAGAAGTTTTATCTGATAATGAACGTAAATTAATTGAATTAAGATATTTTCAGAACCTAACTCATTTTAAAATTGCTGAAATACTTAAAATTGATGTATCAACAGTATATAGAAATAAAAAAGAAATAATAAATAAACTTATGAATGTAATGTTTATAAAGTAATAGTATTTTAATAGCTTATTGCCTGTATATTACTATTTTATAAATATTAATTATATAGTAAACTATTATTATACGAGAGTACTCAAGAAGTGGGTACTCTTTTTTTATTTAAAAGGAAGTGAGGAGAGGTTGAAAGTAGAAAAAATAGTTAAATCAAAACAGCCAGAAATTTATAAACAGTTAAAGCAGGAGAGAAAAGAGAACCTCTCCTTTAATTTTTATAAAAGGTTAATGGAAAACAATAAAGGCGTAGATGAAAGAAAATGCAGATGAGTTATTAATTTATCATATAATCTTTATCTCCTTCATAAATATAAAGCGGAGGTGATAAAATGGCTTTTGAAGAAGATATCTATAACAGATATAAAGATATTATATTGAAATCATATAATTTATTTCCAAAGCCTAAAGATGCATATGATAGGGTAATATATGTTAAACAAAGAACACCCGAGAAAGTTTATAATAAATTTTTAGTAGAAACGGTACAATGGGAGTATGCCGTAAAAAGAACAAAGTTAAATTTTACTGGTGGTGATATAGAATTAATTTGCAGGTCATTATTAGCAGCAATATCTAATATGGATACAAATACAGAAGATGGCCAATATACCTATATGTTAGGAAATTACGAAAACATCTTCATAAAATTATTAAAAGAATTAGAGAGCTCTTAATAGGGCTCTTTTGTTTATGTTTGTTCGTGACGAGATGAGGTGATTGAATGGCAAGAGACTTTTCTAAAAAGTTTTATAACAGCAAGGAATGGATTAAATGCAGAGAAGCTTTTAAACAATCTAAGTATGGTATATGTGAACGTTGTGGTATGCCTGGGGAAGAAGTTCATCATAAAATATATTTAACTCCAGACAACATAAATAATCCTTACATTACTTTAAATTGGGATAACTTAGAACTTTTATGTTCATCCTGCCATAGTAAAGAGCATATGAGTAAGTATGATGTAGTTAGGGATGACGTTATGTTTGATAAGAATGGAAATTTGATAAGGAGTGAATAAATATGGATAATATTAAAGTATTAAGAAAGCTAATTGGTGAAGAGGCAATTACTTTTATGAAGGCAAATGAAAAGAACTATGATACTCAATTTAACTCTTTTGTAAATATGAATAATAAAATAAACATTAATGGACAGGAGTATGTATTTGGGATTGACTTATCAGAGGATAAAGACATGACAGCCTATGCCCCCCTATAAAAAAGTTGGGAATTGTCTGCTTGAATACCATGTGTCTATATAAGAAGAATACGCAGGAGCTTTACTTAAAGGGGTGTGGTATAAAATGTAAGAGAAAAAAGGTGATTTTTAGTGACAAATAAAAAAACTAAGGATGATTTAACAAAAGATGAAAGAATTAAAAAAGAAATAAGGAGACTTAAAAACATATATTCAAAGATGGATCCTGATGTAAAAAAAGTGACTCAATCCCTTATAGAAAATGCTGCTTTTATGGCTGTAACATTAGATGATCTCCAAGAAATTATAAATAAAGATGGGGTTATATCAGAATATCAGAACGGAGCTAACCAATGGGGCACTAAAAAATCACCTGAAGTAGAAGTATATAATACAATGGTTAAAAACCACATGGCCATAATAAAACAATTAACGGATCTTTTGCCTAAAGAGGTAAAGGCGGTGGAAGAGGATGCCTTTGATGAATTCATTAATAATAGAGCCGACTAAATATCCAAGAACAGATCCAGAGGTTGTATTTGGAAAGACTAAACCGACAATCAATACAAAAGGATTGAAAGAGTATCCAAAGGACTACAACCCTATACTTGAGTATTGGGAACAAATACAAACGGGAATAACATTAGTTCCTAAAAAAGTATATCAGCAGTATGAAGAAATAGTAAGATGGATTAAGGAAAATGGCTATAAGGAATGGTATTATTCCCCTGAAAGAGCTAACCACGTTATAGAGTTTGCTGAAAACTTCTGCTGCCATAGTAAAGGCAAAATGGCGGGTAAAAAGGTTGTTTTGGAGCTTTGGGAAAAAGCATATTTGGCTAGTGTATATGGGTTTATAGACATAGAGGGGAACAGAAAGCACCAAAGGGTAGTTCTGATTGTAGGGAAAAAGAATGGTAAATCCTTACTGGATTCAATTATGGGTCTTTATGGATTAGTTGGTGATAGTGAAGGCGGACCTGAGATATATGCAGTCGCTAGAATGGTGGCGACTTTAAATCGGGTAAAATCGGTGAAGGCTAAATTTAATATATAGAAGCAAACATTGACCAAGCAATATATTAATTATATAATAATATTGTGAGGTGAATGTAATGAAGATTGTGGGTATTTATAAAATAACAAATTTAATAGATGGGAAAGTATATATAGGACAAACAGTAAACTACAATAAAAGAAAGAAAAGACATTTAAATAGTTTAAAGAACGGGAACCATCATAATGAGCATCTACAAAGAGCCTTTGATAAATACGGAGAAGATTCTTTTAAGATAGAATTAATTAAAAAATGTAATATTGAAGAGCTTGATAAATTGGAAAGATATTACATCAGGGAATTAGATGCTTGTAACCATGATAAAGGTTATAATATGATGTATGGCGGCCAGAGATATAGAAATTTTACAAAGGAAGTAAGACTAAAAATGAGCGAGGCAGGTAAAGGTAGGGAATTTACGAATGAACATAAAAAGAAAATAAGTCTTGCACAAAAAGGTAAAGTTATATCTCAAGAATCTATTAATAAAGCTAATTCAACAAAGAAAAAATTAAGAGTGCATTGTGGCGAGAAAAACCCAAATGCCTTAATCAGTGATAGCGTTGCAGAAAAAATAATTATAGATTTATTAGAAGGGATTCCCGTAAACGATATAGCAGATAAATATCAAGTTAGTAATGATGTAGTTTACAATCTTATGTATAATAGGTCATATTTGCACATCATGCCAGATGTGAGGGAAGAATTGAAAAACAGGACATCTATTTTACAAACAAATAAAATAGAATCTGCTATTAAAATGTATTTACAGGGGCATTCTCAAAATGAGATTGCTAAAACTTTAAACATTAGCAGAAATACATTGAGAAGAGAATTAAAAACTAGGAATATAAACCCACAAATAAATGTTAATCAATATGTTAAACAAGCTAATACCGAGGTAATCTCATAGATTGCTAAAGGCTATGAGACACCGTAACGCGTAGAAACTGAAACTATTTACTTGAATAAATCGGAAACTCGTGGTACAATTACCATGAGGTGATTAAAATGAACGGTAAAATTTACGGGATTAAAAACAATAAAAACGATAAGTTATATATAGGTCAAACGACATTAGAATTGAAAGACAGGTTTGCTAGACATACGGCAAACAATCAAACTAATAAAAACACCATAATATCCAAAGCGATAAAATCTATCGGGAAAGAAAACTTTGAAATCTTTTTGATACAAGACGGATACAAAACCACAAAAGAGCTAAATGAAGCGGAAGAATTTTTTATTAAGAAATTCAATACTATAAATCCGAATGGTTATAACTTGTGTCCGGGTGGTCAAAAATGGCGAAGAAAACCTAACATATCAGAAGAAGAGTTGCAACAAGCAATTAGCGAGTATAACACCGGTTGTAGTTTACGCGAGTTAGCGGAAAAGTACAAAACTGATAGAAGGTATTTGTCTAAAAAAATAAAGGAATATGGTTTTGAAGTAAGACCAAGAAATAATAAACTCCCCGATAGGAGTTCTAAAATCACTAAGGATATAATGATTGACTTATATATAAACAAGAGAATGAAAATGAAAGATATCGCTGAATTGTTAAACGTAGATGTAAAAACCGTTAACTTAGCCAAAAGAAGATATAATTTAAGCAGATAGACTATAACGTTTCCAAGAGTGCCCGACAACCAATAAAGGTTGTCTTTTTTATTGGTTGAAAATGTACGCTAAACTGAGTTGGAAATGACCAACTAATGAGAATGAGGGAAACCTCCAGAGCATAGGATAAAAAGCCTATGGGTAATACTAATTGACTAAGAAAGACCAGAGCAAAATAGTATGGCAAGAAGCTAAAAGGATGGTAAATAAATCTCCTATTTTAAAAAAGAGGATAAGAACCCTAGTAGGTGAAATTGATTCGGATTTTAATGACGGAGTATTTAAAGCCTTGGCTTCCGACGCTGACAGCCTTGACGGACTAAACATCCATGTAGTAATAATGGATGAATGGCATCAATGGAAAAATGGTAGAGCATTATATGACATAATGGCTGATGGAATCACTGCCAGAGAGCAACCGCTTATAATAATGACTTCCACAGCCGGAACGATCCGAGAAGATATATTTGATGAGATTTATGAAGAAGCAGAAATACAATTTAATAATATGAAATTAGGAAACGAGGTTGATGATAGAACCTTGTTTTTTAGTGTGCCCAGCATGGGCGACGACTTGGTGGTGAAAGTCCACTATGGGGGTTGATAGCACCAACCATTAGCTTATGGCAAAGGTGTCCACTGTGAGGTGGAATCTGAAAGAAGCCTGCGGCAAAACTCTGGTCTGACGAACAGAAATCACATATAAGGCTTTCTTAAATCGGGCAAGTTTGCTAGACAAAACAAAGCCCTATGCTATTCAAGATTTAAGGAGTAAATGTGGCAGATATATGGAGGGAAAGTAGTCGTTCTTACCTGGGGAGGTCTGATAGATATATCATCAAAGGTGAATTTCCTAAATGATAACCTGCATAGTGATATGTAGCTGAACTATCAGAAGTCAGCAGATGTCATAGTACCACGATAAACATGTTAGCGTGGGAAGGACTGAACAATAGGAGGTTTCAGAATTTTGAAAGATACGAAGAAATACGGTGAAAGCAGACAACTTCATATGGAAGACTATCTACAGGAAAATAGAGTGGAACTCAAAAATAATGTAGAAGTGCATAGTATTTCTCCCATGTCTAAAGAAGGAAGAAACGATGGAAATGAATATGGTAGTGATTTGCTTGAGCGGATATTATCAAGAAATAATTTGAATAATGCCTACAAAAGAGTAAAAGCCAATAAAGGAAGCCATGGAATTGATGGTATGACAGTAGATGAACTTCTACAATACCTAAAGGAACATGGACAAAATTTAAGGCAATCATTACTGGAAGGGACGTATAAACCTCAACCGGTTAGGAGGGTAGAAATACCAAAACCAGGCGGTGGAAAAAGACTTCTTGGAATACCTACAGTAGTAGATAGAGTTTTTCAGCAGGCAATCGCGCAAATATTAATACCCATATACGAAAAGAAGTTTTGTGATAATAGCTATGGGTTTAGACCATCAAGAAGTGCGAGGCAAGCAATAATAAAATGCAAGGAATATATAAATGCAGGATATTCATGGGTTGTGGATATAGACCTTGCAAAATACTTTGATACAATAAATCACGATAAATTAATAAAGATATTGTCAGAAGATATTAAAGATGGCAGAGTAATTTCTCTAATACGAAAATATCTGAAAAGTGGAGTAATGGTAAATGGTGTAGTTATGAATACGGAAGCAGGTGCGCCGCAGGGTGGGCCGCTATCTCCATTATTAAGTAATGTAATGCTAAATGAACTTGATAAGGAACTAACCAAAAGAAAACTTAACTTTGTTAGATATGCAGATGATTGTAATATATATGTCAAGAGTGAAAAATCTGCAAATAGAGTAATGGAGAGTATAACAAGATTTATTGAAGAAAAGCTGAAACTCAAAGTGAATAAAGATAAAAGCAAAGTAGATAGACCATGGAGATTAAAATTTTTAGGTTTTTCGATTTACCAATCAAAAGAGGAATATAGAATTAGAGTTCATGAAAAATCAATAATTAAATTCAAGGCAAAACTCAAAGAGATAACGTCAAGAAGTAACGCAATGAGTATGAGATACAGGTTTTTGAAACTGAAACAAGCAATAGTAGGTTGGATAAACTACTTCTCAATTGCGGACATGAAAGCTATTCTGAGAAAACTTGATGAATGGTTAAGACGAAGGATTAGAATGTGTTTTTGGAAGCAATGGAAGAAAACCAAAACAAAACACGACAACCTTATTAAATTAGGAATTCCTAAATATAAGGCGTGGCAATATGCAAATACAAGGAAAAGTTATTGGAGAATATCCAATAGTCCAGTGCTA